GGGGGGCCGAAGCCCCCCGTGAGGGGCCTCAGGATGCGAGGCCAAACTTGGCGAGGCGGCTGTCGATGCCGTGGCCAGTGGATACATGGGTGCGCTTGGGCTTGGCACTCCACTCTTCGCCAGCGAGAAGGAAGTAGACTCCCTTGTCTGCGGCGTGACGCTCTTCGAGAATGGCAAGCTCGGCTTCCATCTGCTCATAACGGTCGAGCAGGCGTTCCAGTTTGACATCGGTGATCTCTTGGCCACGCTGGGGCAGAAGGTCTTTGATCTCAGCGGCAAGGTCGCCCATCTGTCCCTGCCCAGTGCGCTTCCACATCATGCTGTTGTGGCTGGTGAAGCAGGCATCCCGTGCCATGGAGATTTCAAGGTATTCGTTACCGTTATGGTATTTGATGACGGCGAGTTTCAGATCGACAAGGTTGGTTTGCTTAGTCATGTCTAGGTCTCCTGTTTGTTGGCGAGGACCACCCTCGCCATGAGTGCAAGACGCACCTGCGAGTAACCGACGAAGGAGGCTTGCAGTTCGCAAGCGTAATCCCCCAAAGGCGGATGTGTTCGAGGGCGCAACGGAGACGCACAGACCAACAGCGACTGTGCAAAAGGATTATGCTTGCGAACTGTTACCGCTGGTGCGACGCCAGCATGAAGGGCGAGGTGGCCGCAGCAACAGGAGACCGTCAGACGCGCTGAGCAAACCAACCTTGGAGCATCTGACACTGGCCCTTTTAGTATGCCTGATCACGTTTAGCTGTAACAATCGACCAAAGCAGGGTTTGTGCGTTGACAGCCCTTTAGCAGAGGTGGCTTATGGGGGGGACATAGGGGGGGCTGACATGGTAGGTAAAGCACCTGCAACGAAGGACAGGTTGACCACGAAGCAAAGGGCGCTGGTTGAAGCGTATGTTGCAAACGGTGGAAACTTGACGAAAGCCGCAGAAGAAGCAGGATACGCTGAGGGCAACAGCGGAAGAGTGACTGCGTGGAAGGCGATGAAGACCGCCCATGTGCAGCAGTACCTGATGCAGCAGACAGCAGCGGCGTTCAGTACACATGCAGCGATGGCTGTACACAAGGTCGCTAGCTTGGCACAGAAGGCCAAGAGCGAGTATGTACAGCTCGAAGCGAGTAAGGACATATTGGATCGTGCCGGGTTCAAGCCGATAGACAGAGCGCAGGTACAAGTCGCTGGTGACATCAGGGTTCAGATAGACCTTGGCTAGCGGAGAAAAAAGTCCCTGCGATTACAGTGTGATAGTAGGGGGTGGGGGGAAAAGTGAGAGACACAAGGTTACATATAGTCCCTCACTCGTATTTTTTTCCACTAAGGTTCGCTATCAAAGAGGTGAGCGATGAGAGTTGGAGTGATGATGGGTTCCAGGTTTGGGAACAAGGTTCCTGAACGACAGCCTTTTGGTGATCTCTCTATGGCTAAGAAGGGGATTGGTTATGAAGACTCCGGCGTGGCAGAGGAAAGCGGGGCAGAATCCGGCAGGCGGATTAAACGCCGCAGGAAGAGCCAGCTACAAGGCGGAGACGGGGGGGACCTTGAAGGCTCCGGTGAAGTCGGGGGACAATCCGAGGCGGGCTAGTTTCTTGGCGCGGATGGGGAACATGCCGGGGCCGGAAAAGGATGAGAAGGGAAGGCCGACGCGGTTGCTTCTAAGCTTGAAGGCTTGGGGGGCTAGCAGCAAGGCTGATGCGAAATCGAAGGCGCGGGCGATTAGTGCGCGGCTGAAAGCGAAGAAGGATTAAGCTCATGTGCTTCGGCGGTGGACCTGATATTCCTGTGACCAAGATTGAGTATGAGAAGGAGGACTACGGCCCTCTTCCTTCATTGCGAACTGGTGAGACTGTGGCTCGGAGTGGGCCGAGTTATCAGAGTGTTCGGAAGGGATCGAAGGTTCGCAGCCTTCTTATGCCAACGGGGATGAGCAATGGCTGATTCGATGAAGCTTGGTGGTGGTGGCCGCTACAAGAAACTCGTTAGGGAATTGGCATCGAGGGGTGCGAAAGACTCGAAGTCGCTAGCTGCCTATATTGGCCGCAAAAAATATGGTAAAGAGAAGTTCCAAGAGATGGCAGCTAAAGGTAGAAAGGAGAAGTAAGATGGCCGATGGTGAAGGCGCAAAGCCACTTATCCTGAATAGACGAATCTTGAAACCAGCAGAGAAGCGAGTTCTCAAAAAACTCTCAAGCCAAGTTAAATCCCTTAAGGATAAAATTGGCATGGAAATAGATGACCGAAACTTTGAGCAAAGCGATCATCCAGAGAGTCGTGCATACCTTGTTAAGCCAAAAGCCAAGGACAAACAGGAGTCCTTAAGGCGAGAAGAGGCTATGCGAATGCAGTTGAAAAATACAAACCGAATGATCAGCAAGGTAAAAGCTGGCGCTCTTGTTCCAAAGAGCCTGTTCAAGACTGCTGGCTCCGCACCATCCCTAAAGTCCGGCCTCGGCGCTGCTGTTGCGCGATGGAATGAACTGTTCCAAACAAACTGAGGGCAGATGAGCTTTATCAGCACAATCGGAAAACAAGACTTGGACCTTCTTCGCAACATTGTGAGGAAGGTTCACTTGGCTTATGTCCCAAAGGACAAGGCCACCAACAAAGAGTGCGACAAGCTGATTGAAAGCTTGGGGCCTGAGATTGTAGAGAAGATGATCCGCTTCGGGGTGGACAAGGGACTTCGATGATCGACTTCAAGTATAAGCCTGATGGTGAGGTGCTGAAGGACTTCATGAAGGACGACACCTTCTTTCGCGGCATCCGTGGTCCTGTCGGTTCAGGTAAGTCGGTCGGATGTTGCGTTGAGGTTTTTCGTCGCGCCTTAATGCAAGAGAAGGGGCCGGATGGTAAGCGCAAGAGCCGTTGGGCTATCATTCGAAACACCAACCCACAGCTTAGAACGACGACGATCAAGACTTGGCTGGACTGGTTTCCCGAGAATGATTGGGGCAAGTTTACTTGGTCAGTGCCTTACACGCACATGATTAAGAAGGGTGACTTAGAGCTTGAGGTTATCTTCCTCGCTCTTGATAGACCCGAAGATGTGAAGAAACTTCTGTCGCTGGAACTTACTGGTATCTGGATCAACGAGGCTAGGGAAATTCCCAAGAGCATCATTGATGCTTGTACCATGCGCGTGGGTCGCTACCCTTCTATGCGCGATGGTGGCCCTAGCTGGACTGGCGTTATCGCAGATACCAACGCACCGGAAGAAGATCACTGGTGGCCGATCATGTCTGGTGAGGTTCCGATCCCAGACCACATTCCCAAGGAACAGGCAAAGATGCTGGTGAAGCCAAGCAACTGGCGCTTCTTTACCCAGCCTGCCGGGATGGTTGAGGTCAAGAATGATAGCGGCGACATTGAGAAGTACGAGCCAAACGCAAAGGCTGAGAACCGCAAGAACATGATGCAGTCGTATTACCCGAACTTGATTCAGGGTAAGACCAAAAGCTGGATCGATGTCTATGTGATGAACCGCCTTGGCACCATTCAGGATGGAAAGCCAGTGTATCCCATGTTTGCCACAGAGGCTCACGTTGCTCAGGAAGAGATTCCGATTGCGGCGGGCCAGCCTGTCTATGTTGGATTGGACTTTGGCCTTACGCCTGCGGCTGCAATTGGCCAGAAGGTCAGAGGTCGGTGGCTGATTCAGTCTGAGATTGTCGCCATTGATATGGGCATCGTCAGGTTTGCTGAGGTTCTACGCAATGAACTGGCAACTAGATTTGCGGCGGCTGGCGAAACTATCATCTATGGCGATCCGGCTGGTGACTTTAGAGCGCAGACCGATGAATCAACGCCGTTCCATATCTTGCGGGGCGCTGGACTGCGGGCCTTTCCTACGCACTCCAACTCGCCTGACCTGCGGATTGAAGCTGTTTCTTCTCAGCTTACCAAGATGGTCGAGGGCAAGCCCGCGTTTCTCTTGGATCGGCGCTGCACGACAATCATCAAGGGCTTTGAGGGCGGCTATTCCTACAAGCGCATGGAGGTTTCTGGTGAGCGGTATGCCGACAAGCCAGAGAAGAACATGTTCAGCCACGTCCATGACGCCTTGCAGTATCTTCTTCTCGGCGCTGGCGAGGGACGAGCCTTGATGAATAGCCAGAAACCAGCGCAGGTTACAGTTGCCAAGCGTGACTTTGACGTGTTTGCGCGGCAAGATAAGCCTAAGCGTAGGCAGGGACTCTGGGCTAGGATGTAGTCCAGCGAAGCCGCTTCGTTGTTTTGTGCATTGATGCAACCGCGCATCTGTGCTTTTCCAAGGGAAACATAGGAGGCAACCATGTGCTTTGGACCTAGTAAGGCGGAAAAACAAGCCGCACAGAAATCTCAAGAGGATCAGCAGAAAGCTGCGGATGAAGCTCAGGCAGCAGCGGATGAAGCTCAGCGTGAAGAGGCTGAGGTTCGTGCAGAAGCCAAGCAGGAAGACATTTCTGAGGCGCTTGATGCCCGCACTAAGCGGCGCGGCATGAGCGGTGGCGCTGGTCGTCGCTCTCTATTCTCGGCTGGCGCTCAAGGATTTTTGGGAAGGTTCCAGTAAATGAAAGACCCCTTGGCCAAAAAGTATCTGGAACGTTACCTGAAGGCCAAGGCTTTTCGGGAGAACTGGGTTCCCTTGTTTGAGGAGTGCTACGAGTACGCGCTGCCTCAACGCGAGTCCTTCTATTACGAAGAAGCAGGCCAGCGCCGTGACGACAGAATCTTTGATGAGACTGCCGTTGTCGGTGTGCAAGAGTTTGCCAGCCGACTGCAAAGCGGACTTGTTCCTAACTTTGCGCGTTGGGCCGATCTCATTGCAGGCTCCGAGGTTCCCAAGGAACAGCGTGATGGCGTGGACAAGGAGCTTGATGATGTAACTGAATACGTCTTCGAGATTCTTCAAAGCTCCAACTTCAACCAAGAAGTCCATGAGTCGTTCATGGATTTGGCCGTTGGCACTGGCATCTTGGCCGTTGAAGAAGGCGACTCAATCAATCCAGTAGTCTTCGCTGCGGTTCCGCTGCCACATGTGGTTCTGGATACTGGACCAGATGATCGCATTGATCATGTGTTCCGTGAACGAAAGAAGGTGCGCTTTGCTGATCTGGAAATCCTCTATCCCAAGGGGACATTCGATCAGAAAGTAATCAAGCGAATGAATGGTGATGACACTACTACTGTTCTTGAGGTGGTGTGCCGTGACTACGACCTTCGCAATGAAGAAGGTTACTATCACTATGCAATCTGCATGGAGACTGAAACCGTTCTGCACAAGAAGCAGATGAAGGGCGTTGGTTCCAATCCGTTCATTTGCTTTCGTTGGTCGAAATGCGCTGGCGAGGTTTACGGTCGCGGCCCGCTTCTTAATGCGCTATCGGCCATCAAAACCACGAACCTGACAATTGAGTTGATCCTTGAAAATGCTCAGATGTCGATCAGTGGCATCTACCAGATGGAAGATGATGGGGTGATTAACCCTGACACCATCCGTCTGGTTCCCGGCACAATCATTCCCAAAGCTATGGGAAGCCAAGGTTTGCAGCCAATCAATGCAGCTGGTCGCTTTGACGTGGCCCAGCTTATCTTGAGTGACATGCGCCTGAACATTAAGCGCGCACTCTACAACGATATGCTTGGCAACCCAGACAAGACCCCTGCAACTGCAACCGAAGTGGCTGAGCGAATGGCCGACCTTTCGCGGCGCATCGGCTCCGCCTTTGGTCGCTTGCAGGCTGAGCTTGTGCAGCCAGTTCTTCAGCGTGTGATCTACATTTTGAAGAAGCAGGGCCGCATCCAAGTGCCGACTATCAATGGCCGTGAGGTCAAGGTTCGCTCAGTGTCCCCATTGGCTCAAGCTCAGGCCAATCAGGACATCTCGAATGTCGCTCGTTACCTACAATTGGTCGGTGGCGTCTTCGGTCCTGAGATGTTGCAGATGCTCATCGACTCGGAAGCAAGCGCAATTTATCTGGCAAAGAAGTTTGGTGTGCCAGAAAGCTTGATCCGCGACGAAGAGCAGCGTAAGCAGATAGCTGCAATAGCGCAGCAGTTAGCGCAGCAACAGTCGGGAGCGCAACTTGGTCAACCAGCCCAAGGTTAATATCGGAATAGACGGCAGCGTAAGGGCTGTCGATGCTGACAGACAGATCAGCCAGAACATAGCGGAGGTCTTCTCGTCCCCAGCGGGCAAGGAAGTCCTTCGCTATCTTCGTTCTATCACCATCGAAATGGTCAGTGGTCCCAACATCACAACCGAAGAGCTTCGACACTTGGAGGGCCAGCGTTATCTTGTTGGCCTAATTGAGCGTCGTATTGACCATGCACATAGGAGCAAACAATGAGCGAATCGCTTTTGTCATCAGCGCCAGCGCCCGCTGTTAATGATCAGATCACCGACTCTGTAACTCAAGCTGCACCGCAGCAAACTGATTCTTCTCAGCGTCCCGAATGGCTCCCTGAGAAATACAAGTCGCCAGAGGATTTAGCCAAAGCTTACAAAGAGCTTGAGGGCAAACTTGGCGCTCGCGACGAAGATATGCGGAAGAAGGTGATGGAAGAGCTTCAAGCCGAAGCTTACAAGGATCGCCCGCCGTCCGCTGGCGAGTATAGCCTTCCCGACTTTGTGAACGAAGAAGAGGCTGTGAATAGCGACCTACTCAAGTGGTGGGCGGATCAAGCCTTTGAGAACGGCTACTCTCAGTCTGAGTTTGAGAAGGGTATTGAGATTTACATGAAGTCCATGCCAGCCCCGCCTGATCTTGCGGCTGAGGCACAAAAGCTGGGCGACAACTCAAACCAGCGTATCGAAGCTGCTTCTGCGTTTGCCATGAAGTTCTTCCCTCAAGAAACCTTGCCAGCCATTGAGCGTCTGTGCGAAAGCGCAGAAGGCATTATCGCCCTTGAGGTGATGATGGAAGCCATGAAGGATGGCAGCTTTACTCAGACTGCTAATCCGGCAAGTGGCTTATCTGCGGCAGACCTGCGTGAAATGATGAAGGATGAGCGTTATTGGAATCCATCCAAGCGCGACAATGACTTCATTAAGAAGGTAGATGGCGGGTTCAAGAAACTCTATGGCTAAGCCCTTCCTTGAAGAACGTGGCCTACGGCTTGTGGCGCTTGAACAGCGCCACATCCTACCTTTCGTAACCAACCTTAGCGCAGAAAACCTAAGAGAGTTTGAGACCCTATATGAGCGGTCGCCACTAGAATCTCTTGAGGCTATTGTTCATAACCCTCTGGTTTATGCTGTGGAAAAGGATGGGCAACCACTTGCGGTGACTGGCATTGACCCAGATCACGGCTTCATGTGGGCAATGTTTAGCAAAGATATGCGGAAACATTGGGTCAGCTTTGCCAGAGCTTCCATTAAACTGATGGCCTTCTACAATCTCCTTCATCTGCGCCTGACCTGTGATGTCTGGACGGAGAACGAGATGATCCATCAATGGCTAGTTTCTCTTGGCTTTCTGCCGGAACGTGCTATTCAAAGTGCAAATGGACAAGTGGTCATCCGTTTTGTGCGTTGCAGTCCTGAGCAAAAATCTGTTCAGACTACAACATTACGGCCCGTGCTGCACTGAGAGGCCCGCAAGGACACCCTCGTTGAAGTGAGAAGGCGGATACCCGTCAGACCTCAACTTCAACATGGACCTTGAAAATGGCTAACACAATCGACCAAGCCTTCATCAAGCAGTTTGAGACCGAAGTTCACATGGCGTATCAGCGCATGGGTTCCAAGCTCCGGAACACCGTTCGCACGACCAACGTGACTGGTTCGTCTGCTCGATTCCAGAAGATCGGTGCGGGTTCCGCATCGACCAAATCCCGCAATGGTAACGTCGCTCCGATGGAGTTGGCGCACACCTATGTCGAAGCAACGATGGCTGACTTCTACGCAGCCGAGTACATCGATAAGCTGGACGAACTGAAGATCAACATCAACGAGCGTCAAGCCGTTGCTCAGTCGGCTGCTGCTGCCCTTGGCCGCAAGACCGACGAACTGTTGATCACCGCTATGGACGCTGGCGCGAACGCAACCCAAGTCAACTCGACTGGCGCTGCGGTTGACAAAGCTGACATGCTTTCGCTGTTCGAACTGTTCGGCACCAATGACGTTCCTGAAGATGGTCAGCGTTATATCGCTATGCACCCGAAGGGCTTTGCGGACCTGTTCAACATCACCGAGTTTGCTTCCTCGGATTTTGTTGGCCCGCAGAACCTGCCGTTTGCTGGCGGCATGACCATGAAAGAATTCCTCGGCTTCAAGATTTTCTCGACCTCGGCTGTTGCGGCTGGCAAGAACCTTGCCTACCACACCTCTGCAGTCGGCCTCGGCATCAACGCCGATGTGCAGACGGAGATCAACTACGTTGCTGAGAAAGTCTCGCACCTCGCAACTTCGATGATGTCGATGGGCGCTATCGCAATTGATAGCAACGGCATCTACGAACTGCTCGACAACAACGGCTAAGGAGAATCAGAAATGGCTTTTACTCCCGCTTCTCTGACCCGTCTTGCTGGCGCTTCGGGCGTGTCCCTGTGGCACTACTCGACCGCTGACACGCTGGCAGATATCAACACCGCTGGCTACTTCAACTCGGCTTCCAACATGCTCGGCCTCAACGATGTTATCATCGCTGTTACCGAAACTGGCGGCACCCCGGTTGTGAGCCACACCTATGTCAATGCTAACGCTTCGGGCGTTGTTGACGTAGTGAACGGTGTTGCAATCACCAACACCGACTCCGACTAAGAAAGGAGAGGGGGGCTTCGGCCCCCCTAACCCCACATGCCAGCAAACACAGCAATCAAAGTCTGCTCCCGCGCCTCCATCCTAATGGGTGGTTCTGCCATTGCTTCATTCGAGGATGGAACTGTTGAGGCTGATGTCTGCGAAGCAATGTATGATGATGTTGCTAGGGCATCCCTGACCAATACTCGGTGGCGGTTTGCCACCAACCAATCCATTTTGACGCGCAATGCCTCTGCCCCTACTGGCAGATTCGATGCGTCCTATCAGCTTCCGGCAACTATGCTGATGCTCAACGCAATCACTGTGAATGATATGCCGATTGAGTATGACATCTACGGTGACAAGGCTTTCTGCAATGCCGTGGCCTCCGATGTTGTGATTGCTGACTACATCTTCCGCGCAACAGAAGCTAACTGGCCCGCCTACTTCACCATTGCTGTGGAGTTTTCGATGGCTGCAATCTTGGCTGTCTCGGTTGCGCGTGATGCCCAGCTTGCTTCACTCATGGAGCAGAAGGCCAATCTCTATATGATGCAAGCTCGTCGTCTTGACTCTCAGCAGCAGACCACGCGCAAGCTCAACACTTCGAGGTTCATTGCTCAAAGGCGTAGCTGATGCAGAAGATTCGCGTTCCCATCAACAGCTTTCAGTATGGTGAGGTGAGCCGCTCTGCGATGATGCGGACTGACAGCCCAGTCTATAACGCCTCTGCTCAGAGCTTGAAGAACATGGTTGTGATGGCCGAGGGTAGCTTGATTAAGCGTCCCGGCCTTAAGCATCACTATCGCTTTGAGAACATTACTCAAGACACTAGCAAGGTGTTCCAGTCATACCTTGCGCCCTTTGTTTTCTCAGACGATGAGAAGTATCTGATCTCCCTTGAGAACGCCAAGGTGCGCTGCTTCCGCATTGAAAATGGTTCCGTAAGCTTAGTTTCAACTTTGACTGCGGATACGAATAGCGATCCCTTGCCCTTTGATGATGACTACCTGCATCAATACACCCATGCTCAGTATGGGGATGTGATGTTCATCTGCCATCCTTTGTTCATGCCGAGGATGCTGATTCGCACTGGCCTAACTAGCTTTGAGATTACGCCTTACACGTTTGACATGCGGGCAGATGACTCTCAGACCTATCAGCCCTACAGCGTGTTCCATCGTCAGAACGTAACGCTTGACCCTGCTGCATCGACTGGGAGCAATATTGTACTAACTGTGAGCGAGCCTTACTTTGATACGACTGGATCGGTAACTGGCGGCAACTATCTAAGCTCTAAGCATGTTGGGGTTGTTCTTCGCTATGGCGATACTGAGATTGAAATTGTCAGTGTTCAGTCTTCTACGCAGGCAAGGGGAGACATCATTGGAACTCTTCGCATCCGCTTAGAGATTCTAAACCCGCTTCGCACGACTGATGGTAGCGACATTGTTGAAGTCACCCACATCAATCATGGCTTTGCTGGTGGTGAGTCAATTACTGTGGAGGGCGCATCTGCGGTTGGCGGTCTTAACGCCAATCAAATCAATGGCGCTCGAACTGTTGGAACCATCATTAACAATAACACCTATACCATTACTGCCGGGGCAAACGCTAACTCGGCAGAAGATGGTGGTGGCTTGGTTAAGCTAGTAACTCATGCGCCAACCGATCAGTGGGATGAGCAATCTTTCTCAGCGGCGCGTGGTTATCCTGCGGCTGTTGTTTTTCATGAAAACCGCCTTGTTTTTGGGGGAACGATTCAAGAGCCAGATACGCTTTGGTTTAGCAAGATTGGCGAGTTCTTTGACTTCGACTTTAACGATGCCTCAGATGAGGATGCTTTCAATCTTGTTGCCGCAACTGGTGACGTGAATGAAATCAGATACATGGTTTCTAGCCGTGACTTGCAAATCTTTACAGACGCTTCGGAGCTTTATGTTCCGGCCTTCTTGAATCAGGTTATCACCCCAACCAATGCTCAGATCAGAAAGCAGACGCCATACGGCACAACATTTGTTACGCCCGTTTCTATAGATGGCGCTACAATGTTTATCCAAACTGGTGGCAACGTAGCCCGCGAGTATCTCTATACCGACTCAGAAGATGCCTACACTGCAACATCCGTGTCTACGATTGCATCGCACCTTTTTGAAGGTCCGATTGATATGGACGTGGTTCATGGCGCTTTTGAAGAGGCTGAGTCTTATGTCGCAATGCTTAACAGTGCTGGATACATAGCTGTCTTTGGTTCTAACCGCGCTGAGAAGCGGGCTGGCTGGACTAAATGGGAGTTAGCATCGGGATCGTTTGGAAGCGTTGTTGCAGTAGATGATCGTCTTTTTGCAACATTCTGGTATGGCGGCAAGTTGCGGCTCTGCGAGTTCATTGGAAACATTGGTCTTGATGGCTACAAGTCTGGCGCTGGTCCGACAATTAGCATGACCAATCTCTTTGATAATGGCAGCACGGTTCACATTGTAGGCGTAGCAACCAGCACTGGTCGTCAAGATTATCTTGGCACTCAAGTTGTTGCCAGCGGATCGGTTAGCGTCTCATCCTTTACTGGATACTCAACCTTCTATGTTGGCATCCCGTTTACAGTTGAGATCAAGACAAATCCCATTGATGCGGTCACTGGCAACGGCCCAGCAACTGGCGATGTTCGCGGTGTATCTGCCGCAATCGTTGACTTAAAGGATACTCGGTCGGCCACTGTCAATGGACGTCCGTTGGTAACGACTGAACCATTCACTGGAAAGAAAGAGTTCCGACTGAATGGCTATGGACGCGACCCACAGATTACAATTACTCAACCGTATCCACTGCCGATCCAAGTGAACGGCCTTATTGCGGAGTTGATCCTCTGATGCCATTCCCTTTCGCCAAACTCTTCTTAGCTTCATCGGCTATCTCTGCTGGCGCTCAGGTTGCTGGTGGGATTGGTGCTGCTCGGACTGCTAAGTTTAACGCATGGCAAGCTGAGTTTGCTGGGCGTCTTGAGGGCTTCAACATTGAGACTGAGCGAAAGCTTTCAATGGCCGAAGCTGCTCAGCGTCACAATGATCGACTTGAGCTTTACCGCGAAAACCTGTCCTCCAACATTGCGTCATTCGCTGCCGCTGGGCGTGACATTGGAGGGCAGGATAGAAGCGTAGCTCGGTTCCTTGAGCGTCAGAAAGAAGTAGCTGCTGGCGACACTAAGCGGTCTGACTTCATGGCTCAGATTACTTCAAAGAAACTGCAAGCTGAAGCTTTGTCTGCTAAGGCTGGCGGCGCTCAACGTGCTGCTGCTATTCGCGCAGAAGGCAAGGCTCAGGCTATAGCCTCAATGGTTGGAGCTTTTACCACGATTGCTGGTGGCCTTCATGAATACAACCTCATTCGCACGGGTGGATAAATGCCAGTGATCCGAGAAGAAAAGCGGTTTAGTATCGGACCGATTGGTGTTGCTCGACTGTCTTCTCCTGTTCCCGGCACCAATGCGGCGGGTACAATTGCTGAGAGCGTTGCTCGTTCTGCCGATCAGATGGCAGATATGTTCTTTCGTCGCGGCGCTCAGGTTGCCGAGAAAACTGGGCTTGAACAGGGCGCATCGGTTGCGCCTGAAATGATCATGGCAATTGATCCTGCCACTGGTGCGCCTAAAGCCTATGAAGCGCCAAGGGGTATGGGTGTCATTGCACAGGAAGCCTATCAGCGCGTGATTCAGACTCGCTTCCAAGCTGCTCTTGAGGATGAGATCAAGTTCAAGGCAACTGAGCTTGCAATCAAGTATGATGGCTCTGTTGATCGCTACTCTTCTGCGATGAGTGAATACATCGGCGCTATGGCTGAGAACGCTGAAGGTCAGTTCAAGGGCATGATTATCGACATCGGCACCAGCTATCTCAATGCCACTCGCACTTCGATGGCTTTGGACCAGATCAACAAAGAACGTGCCGCCGCCAAGAAAGCAAACGATGCAGCTATTGCTGAGGGCCTGTCTGCCATAGAAGGCGCTGTTGCCAGTGGTGGGCTTGGCATTTTCGAATAAGGGGAAGTCATGGACGAAGCGACTAAAAAACCAAAGCTCAGCTTTGCCGGGGTTCCATCTGTCAATCTAACCGCAAACCCAGCTAGCCTTGGTGGTTACTTAGCCACCTCTATCAAGGTCGGTCAGGAGAATGCAGTTAAGGCTGAGCTGTCTCCACCCGAGTCTTTGGCTCGGCTTGAGTTTGTTCAGCAAGAAGCTGTTGCCCGTGGTCTTCTAAAGCACTTTGTTGGCAAACTTGATAAAAGCAATCCAGATACCGCTACGATCCTTGAGGGGATCAATGGCGCTATCCGTTCTCAGGACTTGTCTTCTGTTGAAGCATTCTCGCCTGAGCTTGCCTCTGTACTTTCTATCTACGCCAAGAACCCTAAGGCATTTGGAGACTACAACGACTTCTCCAAGGAGTATTTGCAGGGGCAGATTGCTGTAACCAAGTCGGTTAGCTCTCTTGCCAAGGCTGAGTCGGATGCGGCTGTCGCTGCTGACATTCGCAAGGCTAATGCCAATACTGCGGACTTTGCCACCAGCGTTTACAACACGGCATCGACCATTCAGGCAACTGGAAGCTACGCCCGTGATGTTCGGGCGGCAGTTACCGATCTTCGCAACCAAGCTGTTGCTGAGACAAATGAAGCAGTAATCACTTCACTCAATGATCGCGCTAAGACTATTGAGACATCCCTTGCTGATGGCCTTGTCTCAACTCTTGTTCGCGGCAAATCGTCAGACGATGTTACCCGCATCCGTCAAGCTGTGGCTGACAACAACTACGCCAACTTAACCGATGATGAGCGGACAAACTTCTTCATCCTAATGGATGGCATCTCGCCGGATATGCGGGATCATGTTGACACGGAGCTTGGTGCTTATGCCTCTGGTCCCGCTAAGTTTGCAGAAACTAAACAGCGCGAAGAAGCTGTTGAGTCCGTAAATTCTGTTAGGTCTGATCTTTTTGCCTTTAGATCGCTTGGGTCTACAGAGCAGATTCAATCTGCCGTAACCGAAGCCGTTTCTGCAATCGAAGGCATTCCCGGCCTGCCTGATGGCGATGCTAAGAGCGTTAAGGACGAGGCATATATTGAAGCTGCGAACGCAGCTTTGGGCCTTGCAACGAAATCAGCTAGCTCAGCCGAAGAGCTAACTCAAATGCAGGCGTATGTAACAAACAAAGAGGTTGGCAACCTTTCTCCTGAAGTCTTGAAGAACCTTGATACGTTTGTTCAGCTTGGCGGCTTGGTTACGGACAATGGCTTTCGGCAATCCGCCTTTAACTACGCAGAACAAATCCGCAACGATCAACTTGATGATGCAAGAAGCGCCCGCGCATTAATGGATGCAACTAACAATGTTGCGGCTGGTCGTGGCAATCCAAACACTCAGGAAGGCAGGGCTGCTGCTGACAACTGGACCGTTGGTCTAGTTAATCGTTATCGTTCTGATGTTGGTGGTGTCCCGCTTACTGCACCACCTGCTGATCTCTGGAGCAACCCAACCTACATGCAAGACCCTCAATACTCGAAGGTCTTCTCTATGGTTTATAAAACTCCCGGCGCAATGCCGAGCGGGCTTTTAAACTCGTTTCAGTCATTGGCTTCTGGTGTCTACAATCCCACGACTATGGCGCATTACAATGCCATGAAATCGGTATCGACACCGCAAGGATTGATCCCTAATCCGGCGCTTAATGCGCTAGGAGAAGATGAGCGTGGTCGCCTTGAGTTTTACTCTCAGGTTTTGCAGCTTACGCCCGAGGCAAACATTGCAACCCTGACTGCTGCTGCCAATCAGAATATGTCTAAGGAAGGTTTCTCCAAGACTGTCGGCATGTTCCTTGGGTCTGGCGAAGAAAAGCCAATCAATGACTGGATGCTTGAGTCTATTACTGACTATCAGTTGCTCAACACTGCCCAACAAGAATCGGTTAAGTCTCTTGTGACTTACCTTGTAGCGGACACTCTTGCTGGTGGCCCTGCACAACAAACTCCTAAGTCGATTGCTCGTCGCATCAACGAGCAGATGAACTCATGGTTCCCAGATAGTGAGGGCTATGTCATTGATATGAGCAATGGCCTGCCTTCGTCGCGCACTAAGCTAGCCCTTTCGCAAACCATTCCTAAGTATCAGTCTGAGTTTATTCAGTATGTTCAGGATGAGGTTTCCAAGACTGCACCAGATGCAATAGCAACCAAGTTTGCAAAGTCTCCTAGCACTGGCTTTTTCGGCGCACTTGAAAGTACCTCGCAAACTATTGCTTATGGCTATGGCGCTCAGGTCAAACCTTTCATCCAACTTGTTCCACGTGGAACAGATCGTTTTGGTGGGCAGACCTACATGGTAACATCCTTCAATCCTGAAAGCGGGATGCGAAATCCAGTGGTTAAGCAAAATGGCGAACCATTGATGGTGTCTACCGCTGAGCCGGGATTTGCGGCAATCACCAACAAGATTGCTACAGAGGAACGACTGCTTGCTGAGCGTCAAGAAGCTGCCGCAAGAGAGCTTCTTGATCTAACATCTGGCAGAACGCCAATCACACTTGGAGGCAACTAAGATGGCAGTTACAGAGCGCGACATCATCCCAACTGGTCCAGAGGTTCAAGCTGGGCCGGGGTTCCGCGCTACTGTTCCCGGCCTTGCGACTGCCGCAGCCAATGAACTCGACTACTACTTTGGTGGTATGGTTGAGAAAGCTCGTCAAACTGTTGTCTATGGACCCAACATCGAACCGGGGTACGATTACAAAAAGCACATCCCTCAAGGCTTTGAGGCATTTGGCGCTTCCTATGTTGGCACTGTAAACCCTCAACATGCCGCTGACGTAACTCGTTTCATTACGGATCGTCAGAAGCTCCGCGAAGATATGGCGGTCACGCCCATTGGCACGTCTCTTGTTGCAAGCTTTGCAAATCCTATCAACTTGTTGCCCATTCCTCTTGGCTTGGCTGCAAATGCTGGGCGTGTGTCGTTAACTCGCACCGCGCTAAGGGGTGGTACTATTGTTGGTGGCACTGAGCTTGCTCTTAACCTCAACATCAAAGACACCGATCCAGTTCAGACTTGGACTGAGACTACAGTTAATACTGCAACCGCAGCATTGTTCGGTGCTGGTGCAACTGGCGTCTTCGCTGCTCCACTTGTTTCCAAGCTCAATGCTCAAGCCAAGATCAAGACGCAGGCCGAAGCCATCTTTACCGCATCTCGCGCACTGGACAGCATGGGTGGCACATCTCCCGGTGTCATTGAGCGCTTTACGCGGCGCGATGCTCGTCCGCTTGGTCAGATTGAAAATGTCGATGAAAGCCTTACTGGTCTCAATGCCCGCATTCAGGGTCTTGAGGATCAGCTTGTCACTCTTCCAGCTGGAAGTGGAGAGGCCCGCATCATTAAGGATGACATTGAGCAACTGCGCGTGGAACGTCAGGGTTTGGCTGATGAGTCCTTCTTCCGCAAGGTTGAGGAGAAGGGCGTCAATCTAAACGACCTGTATCGTCCGTCAGAAGGTGCTGACAATCCGCTCATTAACTTTGTGACCAACCCGTTTCGTCGCACGATTACCGATAACTACGGATCGGTAAACAATGAGGTCAAGCGCACCTTTGTTATGCTGGCTGGCGATGGCGGTACTCAACTTAAGCTGCATGAGGCTGGTGTATCTGCGCCTCTCTCCGTGCATCAACTGTCCACTAAAGACATGGGCGAGTTTGCCGTAGCCTATGATGGCATGGTAAAGCTCTGGGCTGAGGATACTGGCGCACCTACTCCCGGCACTTCTGTTCTTAGCAATCTTGATGTGAACGCGACGAGCATTTCCCGTGCTGTTCAACGCAATGGATCGACAATCACGGCATGGCTATCTGATGTGAACCGCAAGCGGATTACTGGCGGTGACATGACTGCTGCTGAGGCTAGAGCCTCTAAGATGATGGACGATTACTTTGCGCGTTGGGAAGAGCGTCTGATTGAGACGGGTCAACTTCGCACTAAGGCTACCCTTGGCCGTCAACTAAATGACTTGCGCCTTGAGGTCGATGCACTCCAAGCCAAGATTGACCAAGCTCCAGCAGATCAGCTTCCCAAGCTAAACGAAACTCTGGCTGAGCGCAGAGCGGTGTTGGATGAAACTCAGTTTGAGTTTGATAACCCAATGCTGACTGAGAAGTCTGAACCGTTCCTGCCTCGCTACTGGAACACTGGCGCTGTGCAAGCTGGCCGTGACAAGCTCAAGAAAATCCTGACTGACTGGTATGCCGAGAACCCTTACATCATTCGGTTCAATGAAGAGTCGATGAAGTGGGAGCGGATTGACCTTTCGACTGAGCCTGATGCAATTGCCAAGCGGGCAGACGAAACAATCGAAACCATTCTTGGCAATCGACTAGACCCCGAAGGACAGAATGTCTTTACTGGCGCTGGTCGTCCCAGTGCGCTGCGCTCTCGTCAACTCGACATCCCAAACAGCAAGGTGTTTGAGTTCATTGAGCAAAACCCAATCAATGTGATGAGCAACTATACTTCGCGTACCAGCGCCTCGTATCACTTTGCCAAGCAGTTTGGTGGCAATCGCGGCAAGATTGTTACCCGCCTTCGTGAAAACATGCAGGCTGCTGGCGTTGCTGAGGCAAAGATTCAGAAGACCGTGCGTGACTTTAACCATCTTTATGATCGGGTTGTTGGTCGCGTGGTGCAAAACCCAGAAGCTTGGAACCAACAGGTTGCAACTGTTCTTCGTGATGCAGCATCACTGACATATCTTGGTGGCGCTGGCATTGCAGCTATTGGTGACTTTGGCCGCATCATCATGGAGCATGAGGGGCAGGCTATTGTGCGTGGCGCACAAGCTATGTTTGATCCAGCCCTTCGTCGTGCTTCAAGGGATCAGGTTCGAGCCATTGGCGGCGCATTGGACATGCTTCTTGGCTCAGCGCATCTGCGAATGGTCGATGATCAGAACTACAATCTAATAAACAATGGTGTGATGGATCGTGTTCGCAACGCTTTCCATACTGTAAACCTTCTTGGCCCCATGACTACGATTGCCAAGCAATTTACTGGCGCACTGTCTGGTCACAACATGATCGAACTATCTGGCAAGCTAGCCCGTGGCGAAGCGGATGAGTTTGAAGTGCGCTATCTTGCACGGCATGGCATTGACGCTGAGCTTGCTGCTCGGATTGCTGCATCACCATATCAGATTGATCCTAAGACTGGGTTCATTCTTCCTAATGCGGATCAGTGGGCTGGAAACTATGCGGTCCCAACAGTTGATGGAAATCGCGTTCGCATCATTGAGGTAATGGATGATGGTTCTCCTGTAGGTAAGACCAATGATGCTGGTGAGTACGTTGCCACCTTCTATCGTCCCGATGAAGAAGGGCCGGGAGGCACGATCTACTTTGACCGGGAGGTTATTGAGGGCGTTAAGTTTGAAGAGAAGGCTTGGACTAAGCCGCGCATGGAAGGCGTAAAGCCTCTAGCCGAAGATGCCTTCAAAACGCCACGTGAGTGGGCCAACTTTGCCATGTTGCATGAAATCATGCACACTCGTTTCTCTGCGGAAGACCTTGGTTTGCCGCCTCGTAGCCCTGAGTATGAGAACAAGATCAATCAGCTTGCTATGGCTGAGCATAAGAAGTCTCAGCAAGTGGCCCAAGATACTGCTGATCGCTTCAAGACTGCGGTAAATACTGCAATCAACAATACGGTCATTATGGCTACGCCCGCTGATAAGCCGATCATGATGGATGGCGTAGTCTATGTGCGTGAAGAGCTAGGCGCACGGATTGGGCTTGCTCCCGATCCTCGCAATCCCGGTTACTCTCGCATTGAGAATGCCTTCATTGCGCTGCCATTCCAGTTCTATGCCTATGCGTTTGCCAACGTGAACAAGACTGTTGGCTTGATGATGCAGAACGCAGTGCGTAGCCGCATGACTGGCATTGCCGCAATGATGGGCCTTGGCTACATGATTACCGCAATCAGAACCCCAGATCAGGTCTGGGAGAACATGCCTATCCAAGACAAGGTTGCCCGCGCCTTTGATATGGGTGGCATTGCTGCGCTCTACAGCGACTTGTTCTACACTAGTTTGCAAACTTCATTGGCGCTTGGTGGACCCAACATTACAGGTGGCGTTCTTTCTCCGCGCTTCCCTCAGAAGCCTAGCATGATTGACGCTGTGACTGGGTTGACTGGGGCTAGCAGTTCTTGGGTTGCCGACATGGCCCGCTCTGGTGCTGCATTTGCAAACGGAGAGTATGGCGAAGGTGCGTCCATGTTTATCAAGAACCTACCATTCTCCAACCTGTGGTTCCTGCGAGGAGAGGTCAACGAGATGGCTCGCACATTATCGCGTGGCTAACTTTGTGCGTTGATGCAGCTTCTCTACGCTGCAATGAGTGGCGTAGAGAGGTGTTCCTATGACGATCAATCTGGCCGACAACAATCCGCGCATTGAGTACACAGTTGCCCAAGGGGTGACTCAGGATAGCTTCGCTGTCCCATTTGAGTTCTTTAATGACGGCGACCTTAGTGTCTATGTCGATGGCGTTCTCAAAGCAGAAGGCACGGACTACACGATCACTGGCGGCGACGGCTCGACGGGTGACATTGAGTTTGTCACGGCAACTCCTCCTGATGTTCAGCAGGTCACTGGTATTGCGGGCGGCTCTAGTGTTGTTATCTTTCGTCGGACACCTATTGAGCGCACCAGTGACTTTTCTGCGGGCGCTGACATTAATCGCGCTGCTCTCAACGAACAACTCGACATCATCACAGCAATGCTTGCTGATGCAAAGGATCGCATTGATCGCTCTTTGCGCTTTACGGATTACGAAGTATCCCCAGATTCTCAGCTTCCAAATGCTCAAGACCGCGCTGGTGGCGTTCTTTACTTTGACGATGAAACTGGCGATGCAACCATCTACAAAGACTTCCCTAATCGCGTAACAGTTAGTGTTGATGCGCCTTCTGGCGGCGTTGATGGGGACATCTGGTTTAGAATTCTAACCTAAAAGGAAACGCAAATGGCCGCTCTTTCTGACTACGCCGAAAAGCTACTGCTCGACTGGCTAATGACAACTGGAAGCGCAACCCGCCCAACGGCTTGGTATGTCGCGCTTTACACCGCTGCCCCCTCTGATTCTGGTGGCGGCACTGAGGTATCTGGCAATGGCTATGCTCGTCAGGCTGTTACTTTTGCTGCAGCATCCACTCCCGGTGGCACTACCTCAAACACTGGTGCTGTAACTTTTACTGCCGCTGGTGGAAGCTGGGGTTCAATCAGCCACATTGGCTTGCATGATGCGCTGACTAGCGGAAACCTTTTGTGGCATGGCGCTATGACTGCGGCCAAGACTATTGCTGATGGCGATACGCTTGAGTTTGCAATCGGCAACATCGACCTAACTCTCGCGTAAGGTGACATAGAGATGGAAGGCCCTCGGATAACAGAATCGGGAGATGTCCGTGTAACGGAATCTTCTGATCGCCGTGTTACTGAGGGCTTCATTGAAGGCTTTGCTTCCCTAAGCGGCGTTGGCTCAGTTGATGCGCTTGCAAACTTTTCTGTAAAGGTCTTTGCAAACTTAGCTTCTGATGGCAGCGTTCTTCTTGTTGGAGAGTCCACACTCTTTGGCAGACTAGACCTAAGTGCTTCAAGCTCTGCTGTTTTTGATGGCGATCTTGTTGCTAACGGACTTCTTGATGCCTCCGCTTCTTCTCTGATTTCTTCTTCTGCTGTCAGAATTCAGTATGGTCTTGCGGACTTTTCTTCCAGTGCGTCACTTGCAAGTGTGGCTGGCTTTAAGTTTGTTGCTGACTCTTCGATGTCGTCGTCTGGATCAATGTCTGCCGCTCAAAGCTTTATTGCTGATGGAAGATTTGGCGGAATACTTGAGAACTACATCAGGATTACTGAGTCTGGGGATACTCGTGTAACCGAAGATGATGATGTTCGGATTACTGGGCTTTTGTCTCAGAACGAATTTACCGCTTCTCTTGTTGCTGAGGGAACAAGACGTGGGTTTAGCAAGACTACACATGCAAAATATGATGGTGATTGGTTAGAAGCTGATCCATATGTTAAGTATGGTGGGGTTTGGAGTGAGCCGGATAGGATTTACAGGAACACCAACGGAAACTGGAAGAGGATTGCCTAATGGCAAACGTAAAAATATCCGATCTGACAGCCGCCGCTGCCGCGACTTCAACCCAACAGTTTGAGGTAAACGATAGTGGCGCGTCCAAGAGCGTGACTGGCGCTCAGCTTAAGTCATTTGTTCTTAATGACATCACGGCTTCTGCTGCTGAGCTTAACATCTTGGATGGTGCAACAGTTACAACTGCTGAGCTAAACATCCTCGACGGCGTGACGGCGACGACTGCTGAATTAAACTTTGTCGATGGCGTCACTTCAAACATCCAGACGCAGCTTGATGCTAAGCAAGCCTCAGACGCCACGCTCACGGCTCTTGCTGGCTTAGACACCACCGCAGGCTTGGTGGTGCAAACTGGCACGGACACCTTTACGAAGCGGACCCTAGCGGCTGGTACTGGGATTTCAGTTTCGAACGGCACTGGGGCAGCGGGAAACCCGACCGTCACTAACACTGGCGTAACCAGCTTTAACGGCTCTACTGGCGATGTATCTTATTCTGCACCTGCACCCACAACTAATCAGGTTCTCAGCGCAACGTCTGGGGCTTCTGCCTCTGCGGTTGGAACATACGCAAGCCTTAGAACCGGCGGCTCTGGCTATGCAATTGGAGACACTCGCGCTGGAAGCCAGTTGAATGCTAGCTCCGTTGGTGGAAATGGCAACAACGCCGCGATCAGCTTTACTCTTGGAGCCGCGCAAACAGGAACATGGCGAGCTATGGGAAGTGGCCCGGGTGGCGGAGCAAACGGCGCTTACTCTGTTGCAACATGGTTGAGGATTGCCTGACATGAACTACCGCAACTCAAAACGCCTTGCAAACGGCTGGATCGACTGCGAGATTGAACATGCAGAATACGGCTGGATACCGTTTACCTGCGACCCTAGCGACACCGGGGCGCAGTTTGACGTGGCCGAACTTTGCGCTCAGATGGACGCAGACCCTGCCACCGCAGCTTACGTTCCTCCCACGCAGGAAGAACTCGACGCCGCAGCCGCAGAGGCCGTTCGAGCAGAGCGTGACGCCAAGCTGGCGTCCGAGGTTGACCCCATTGTCAGCAACCCTCTCCGCTGGGCTGACTTGACTGCGGAAAAGCAGGCCGAATGGGCAACCTACCGTCGCGCACTTCTCGACATCACAGCACAGGCTGGCTTCCCGCACAGCGTGGTCTGGCCCACAAAGCCGGAGTAAGCTATGACCCCTGAAATGCTTTGGAGCGCAGTCCTATCAGGCACCTTGGCCTTCTTTGCTTGGGTGCTGAGAACCCATGCTGAGGAGGTCAAGCGCCTGCAAATCCTGTTGAACAGGACACGCGAGGATTACGCTACCAAGGCCGATCTGCACTCTGACATCAACCGGGTGCTGTCGCGGCTGGACCTCATGGAAAAGAAGATCGACAGGTTGATTGAGAAGGGCATGAAATGAGACTAGCACTCGTCCTCTTGGTTGCTGGCTGCGGCCCTGTTACTGTATCGTCCGTGGCCTACACGACGGCCTGCCCGAAAGGTGACCGCCAGTGCGAAATCCGCCAGAACGCAGAGACCCTGTACTACATGGCGCACGGCGACGCGGCCAACGAACTGCTTTGCTCTGGAGATACGCGGGACGTTATGGGTGCGCTCTGCTCTGTCTACTGACGACAGCAGCCACGGCCCAAGTCAGCGGCGACCTGAACACCAACAGCGGCAACACCAACTCGACCATCGGCTCCAACAACAACGACAGCACCACCAACTATAACGGCGCTGGCTCTGCTCCATTCAGCACGCCCGTGCCGACAGCCGCAGCGCCTACAGTCATGGGCGGCGGCGGCAACGATAGCTGCCTAATCCCAAAGCAGCAGGCTTTTCAGATCAGCATCTTCGGCAGGGCCGAGGGCAGCATGGAGCAAGACCCCGAGTGCAACCGCCGCAAGGATGCCCGCCTGCTCGGCACACCGCAGGAAAGCGGTGGCCTCGGGCTGCAAGTCAGCGGCATTTCGGTCATGTGCGACAACGCTCAAATCTACAAAGCTATGGCGCTGGCATCGACGCCCTGCCCGATATACAGCATTGAGACAGGCAAGCTGCTGGTGGGCCGCGAGGGCTATCTGGCTATGCGTGACAACCCGCATACCTATGTGGTAGGATACGCCCAAGATCGGTCCTTCTGGGACACCTTCCTTCGCATTGGAGAGGAACTGCCCGATGTCTTACCTCAAGAAAGCAGCGGCCCTACTCTGTCTGAGCGTTTCCGCCGCTCACGCCGATCCGACGATAACCAATCTACAGGGGTCAGCGCAGACAATCCTTGACCAACTGTCAGCGGCCCAGAGCCTGACGGCTGGAGCGGTCTACAGTGCTGAGCAAGGCGACATCCTCGCTCCCGGCATCATGCAGACGGCGACTGTCACTGAGCAGATGCGGCTTGATTACAACGCTGATGTGCAGGGGGTGATCGACGCGACGTACTATAACGCCGAATTGTTGTTTCAGGATCAATACACCGCAACAATGGTCAATCTCGATTCGGCTGTCGATAACCTCGTTGCCGCAACTGCGGTTTTGATGGAGGTGCAGGCGGTGGCCAACATGGCAGCCAACGCCGACACGGTGCAGGAGCAGATGGCAGTTCAGGCTGTCCTGACCAACAACGACATGACCATCACGGCTGCGGATGTGAGCAACTACAACAACGCTCTCGGTGCTGTGCAAACCTACGCCCGCGATGCTGGTGCCTTCTTAGCGGCCTCGCGCAACACGACCATGACCGGGACAGTGGATGCCTACGCGGCCAACAGCGGCACAAGCCTCTACGGCGCGACGGTAACTTACTCTGCTACGGCTGACATCATGAACATCTCCGCCACCAACGTCTTTGGCATTGGCCTGCAAGGGCTGCTTGGTGCTGACACTGTGACGCTGGCTGACGTGTACGCTGCGGGCTACGGCTCGTGAGCGAAGAAGCTGAAACCACTGGCCTAAGAATTGCGGGCTTCGACATTAAGGGATGGTGGTTTGCTGCCGCCGTCCCTGTTTTGTCTGGCATCAGTGGCACGATTTACTACGGCTATGATGTGGTCAATCGGTTCTGGGGCGTGGAGGAAAGCGTTGCCGAAGTTCTGGATGTGGTCAGCCGGGTGCAAACTCTTGAGCAGGCTATTCAGGACAACGATGTGCGCGGCCTTGCTCCAAAGCTGTCTGCAATTTCAACTCAGATGGCAACGATCTTAGAGCAACAAAAAGAGTTGATGGACCTGCGGTCTATGGTGGAGAAATCAGACAGCGTGACCAGCGGCATTGATGGCAAGCTAGAAAAGTATGACGCTGAGATCGAAGACCTCTGGAAAGCAATGGACGATCTTATAAGGAATCCCATGCAATGATTAAGCTTGAAGCTTACGTTTGGCTGGCTTTCGCTGCGGCTGTTGCTGCAATCTTCTACTTTTCAGGGGATGGCTTCTATCGCTATCCCTGCCAAGACCCAGCTAATTGGTCTGCTTTGGAATGTACCCCACCCATCTGTCTTCGCACTGGCATGTGCGCTGACGCCCTGACAGGAGGCAACTAATGTCTAACAAGAATGACCCAGATGTAATGGAAGCTAAGCTGCGCTACTTTATTGGCGTAGCTTTGACCGTGATCCTCGGCGGCACCATCTTTGTAATCCTCTATAGCTTGGTCTTTGTCACCCAGCCTCTAGGCGAAAGCTCTGAGAACGACCGCAAGTTCTTTGAGCTACTAACTCCTATTGCGTCATTCATTGTCGGCGCTCTTGGTGGCGTCATGGCTGCTGGAAACAATAAGCAAAAGGGTGGCAACGATGAGCCGCCAACACAGGAGTACACCGAATGATTGGACGCATGGTTGGGATGCTCATTGGCCGCAAGGCTAAGGAGAAGGTGGTCGATGCTGTGCTAGACAAGGTGAACCTTCCGGACCCAGTGGAGGCTGCAATCAAAGTTGCCGCCACTGGCAACGTGGGTGATTTGCTTGGCGGCATGGGCAAGGACATGGCGCAGGAAGCTGTGCTTGGTGCAATCACCAAAAAGGTTCCGATCAAGAGACCCAAGAAATGAAGTGGCTGTCCCTGCTCTTGTTGACGGCTGCGCCTGCTCATGCTTATGAAATCACCCGTGTCATTGACGGCGATACAGTGGAGATTGCGGTGGATTTTCTTCCGTCGCCCCTGCCGCCTAAGCTGTCAATCAGGGTCATCGGCATCGACACCCCAGAGAAAGCACCTCGCGCTCAATGCGATGCGGAAGCAGCTTTGGCTAAGAAAGCCAGCGCCTTTACAAAAGACGCGGTTGCCAATGCGCTTGAGGTCGATGTGAAAATACTCAAGTGGGACAAGTACGGCGGCAGAGTCTTGGGTGAAGTTTATCTAGACCACCAGAGCCTAGCCCAAAGCCTGATCTCTGCTGGTCTTGCCCGTCCCTATAAGGGTGACGCTAAGCAATCATGGTGTGAATAGGAGATAGACGATGAGCCTAATTACTGAGGGCCAACTGGCCGCAATGATCCCGACAAACAAGGAAATTGCTGCATGGTGCGAGGAGCTTAACAAAGCCCTTCCAAAATACGACATCACCACCGACCAGCGTATCGCTGGCTTTATCAGCCAGTGCGCCCATGAGAGCATGGATTTCAACGCCATGTCCGAGAACCTGAACTACCGCGAGGAGACCTTGAACAAAGTCTTTCCGCGCTACTTTGGCCCCGGCAAGCGCAATGCTGCTGAGTATGCTCGGAACCCTGAGAAGATTGCTAACTACGTTTACATGGATGAGTTCCGCACCAGCAAGCTGGGCAACACCCACCCGGGTGACGGCTGGCGCTTTCGTGGCCGTGGGTTGAAGCAGTTGACTGGGCGGGACAACTACACCCGCTTTGCTAAGGATTACGGCATGACGGCGGAAGAGGCTGCTGTGTGGGTCGAGACCAAGGAAGGTGCGCTGGCATCGGCTTTGTGGTTTTGGAACACCAACAAGCTTAATGCCATTGCCGACACTGGCAACGTGGCTGCGCTGACTAAGAAGATCAACGGTGGTGACATTGGCTTGGCTGATCGTCAAGCCCGCTACTCTAAAGCAATGGCTGCTCTTGGCGGTAAGATCGAAGCACCTGTAACTGTTGCCGTTGCTGAGACTTTGCGCCGTGGATCAAAGGGTGATGCCGTTAAGCAGATGCAAGCTAAGCTTGGCCTTACTGCCGATGGTGACTTTGGACCGGGGACTGAAGCCGCTCTGAAGAAGTGGCAAGCTGCCAATGGCTTGACCGCTGATGGCGTAGCTGGAGCTAAGACCTTGGCTAAGCTTCTAGGGTAATCGTGAGGGGCGCGATGGTGATGATAAGCCGTAGCGCAGTCTGATCTTCGACCGATACAAAGCCAATGGCCTCGTAGCGCCCCTCACTCATAAGGATTATCTGATTGCCACCTTGGTTGGCAAGCCTCTGCTCTCTCTTTGATTTTGTTTATGTCCGGCAAATTTTGCCGTGCCATGTATTCTATTAGCTCAAGTTGTTCTTGAGTAACCCACCATGCAGGCAACTTAACGTAGCCCGCCAACCTCAACGCTATCGCGCCGGGGCTGTTGGACTGGTCACGGGGCATCGCTTCCCTCAATCTCGGCCAGCGTGGCGCACATGCTGTCATAGGCTTCAACTTGCCGCTGGGTTTCGAGGACGCAGAAAGCATCCAGCATAGCGTTAGATTTCTCCACCAAATTCGTCAGCTTGGCTTCCAGTTCTTCGATGCGGTCGGCGGTTTGGCGGCACCAATCGCAAGCCTTGTCTTTGGTCGCGTGTATTGGATATCCGCAAGCGCCGCAGCAATTCTTATCACTCATTTCCGCCCCCGTTCCCAAGCCGCCCGCGACAGCCGATTAGCCAGCGCGTCCATGTCCTCGGTGCTGATCTGGCGGTTGGTGATGATGGCCCAGTAAACAAGGTCCATAAACCGCTTGGCTGGTAGAATTTGCGCGGCATTGCTAATGCCCAGTGCTGCTTCTGATTGGATGTCACGGTGCGGCATGACCTCTTTGCTTCTGCGAAAGAACATTACTTCTTCTCCCTCTTAGCTCTCTCGACTACGCTATCAATCACGTCGATAAGCACTGGATTTTCCCTAAGAATAATCTCTGCTCTGCGAATTGATGATGCCACAGTTGAATGGTCGCGCTTAACAACAGCACCGATCTGTTGAAGCGACATGCCTAGTCTCTTACGAAACGTGTAGGCCATGATGTGACGGGCGTTAGCTATGGCTGCTGTATTGTTGTAGCCAATGAACTCATCCTTGGTTACACCAGCTAACTCAGCAAAGGTCTCAATGATTACGTTCTCGTCGTGATCGTTGCCCTTGCGAATGGTTACAAAGATGCTTGGTTGCTTGTAGGCCAAGCCTTTTTCCCTGCGGTAATTGGCCTGCTTAGTTTCTTCTGCGCTCTTGGCCAGAAGATGTGCGTACTTTTCTTCGTGTGTCATGGCTCTCTCCCAGAAGGTGCCGGGGCTTTCACCCCGGCGAAGTT